TACTTCTTCTGAGGAGGCTTGGCGAATTTGTGGACAATGAAAAAAATAACAGCCGCGATGAATGCGGTGGCGAGCATGCCCGTCGCTGACAGGTCACCTGCGTCGCTCATAAACTTAGGAATCAGATCCGCCAATTTGTTCTGAACCGGCTTGGAGAATGCAGCGACTGCGGCAATGCCCGCGAGCGCCGCGTTCAGCTGTTCATCAGTCAGACCAAATGGGTTTTTCGAGGAAGGGGAAGCTGGGCCAGCGGACGCATTGTCCAGGCTCAGCGCAGCTACTCTGTTGTTCTGTGGGTTCTTGTACGGGCCGCCCATCGAGGGCCCCATATCGAAATCGGCGCTTGGCACGATGTCGGCGATTGATGTCGAGAAATCCATTTCTATTTGAGGAGGTTTTATTTCAGCTTTAAATAACTCGGGTTGGTCGATCGAGCGCGTCTGGTACGTCGGCTGAAGTTCATCCGGGAGACCAAACGAACTCTGATGCTGCACCGGCTGCTGTCCCTGCATCGGCTTTTCGGTTTCCACCTGAGGAATGTACTGCAGGATGTCGTTCGATCCATCGAAATCGAGGTTCTCGATAATCATCTATTGGTGGGTGTGAAATCTTTTACGGGATGAGGACGCGGGCGGAACGGACAAGGGACAACGGGCGAAGCCCGTTGGACTCGAACCCCTTGGTCTCAAACCTTCTTCACAGTGATTCCTGGACGCCGGGCGCTGCCTGTCGGTGTTCCAGATGTGATCAGGGGTGCTGCGACGTGCTTCGGGTTGTAGTTCTTCTGGTGGTACTGCCACATAGCCTCTGATCCGATCCGGAACCCTTTGCGGATCGGCGCCTTGTAATAATAGACACAATCCTCAATCTTGTTTGATTTGCTCGTGTTGTCGAGGACGAGACACTCGTAGTTTTCGGTACAGGCATTCATCACCTGACAAAACATGTCGAACGTCGGGAACACCCCGAAGAACGCCTTGTACAGACGCTCGCGATTCTGAATCACATTCTCACGGAGGACAAACACGTAATCGACGTTGGCGCGCAGGTCGGGTGTCAAATCCATACAGTACTGCATCGTCAGCAAAAAGAATATCTTCCAGTGACGCCCGTTCATGAAACATTGCCTGATGCACGTGTCTTTCATGAACGCCTTGTCGTACATGCAATCGTCCAGAAGCAAAAACGCGCTCGATTTACCACCGCCTGATACTATGCGACGTTGACGCTCGAGCACCTTTTCGATGGCGTCGCGCTTGTAGTCGCCGTAGATGAACAGGTCGGGGATAAACTGCTTGTAGTAGTGATTACCGTCCTCTGTACCGGACATGACGATACCGACAGGCAGGTGTCGCTTGTGGTACATGATGTCCGTCACCAGCGTACTCTTGCCTGTGCCGCGCTTGCCGATGAACACACACACTTTGTCGTCGCCAATCTTGCTCGGGTCAAACTTTTTGAGCTGTAGATTGGTCATTTCCTGATAGTGTACTGGGTTTTTTCCGCAGCTTAAAGACGCAGTCTTTTAGTAACGTATGGAGCAATCAATGATCGACATCTTCCTGCCCGTGATGGAGTCGTCCGTCGTGCTCGCAGCACACTACTCCAAGGCGACCGGTCGCGATTGTGTCACCGCTCAGGACATGTGCTACGGCCTCATGTACGCCGCCAGGACAGTCACTGGCAAACAGATTGGTTCCCTGTTCCCAGAGGTTTATGAAGAGGGTAGTGACTCGGACGAGGAGGAGGAGGAGGATGATGAGGATGAGGAACAGTGGACCCGGTACACAGGCACGGACAACGAACACGCCGTCAAGATGAACGAGTGTGCCGACTCGTGGGAAGCATGGGAACCCGAAACCCCAGCAGAGTATGCGTTGAAGAATGCAGTCAATAAAGCGATGGAACAGTATGCGTGAACTCGCAATCGGGTCGGACACCGAGGACGAGGACGAGGATGAACTTCAACCCAGGGTCAAGTACTCTGTGATTCTCCAGAAGGAGGAGTATGAGGATGATGACGACGAGGAGGATCCGTTGCCGTACGTCGACATCGGTCCAGGGTATTACTTTTTTGACTCCGAATGACGGATGCTCAAATCCCGACCCAGTCGATCTTTTTTCTGCACATAAAGTAAAATGTCCGGCATCGTATCCACAGCAGCAGGCACCTTTGCTCCCTCCGTCTCTGCAGGTTTCTTCTTCGCGACCGCCATCGCGTGGATGGATGTGATCCGCTGGACCATCTCCCAGCTGGTGAACGTCAGCAAGAACGGCGGCAGCTACTACCTGATGAGCGCCATCTTCACCACCCTTCTGTCCGTCATCGTGCTCATGATCCTGGCTCGTCTGCAGGCTGTGTCCAAATATGAGAAGACTATGTAAAAAGCCAACGGGCTCTGTCCGTCGCGAAACCCGACCGACTTCTTCGGCAGCTGCTCTCAAAGTGACTAAAAAACTTGATCTAATTCAATGAAAGTACTCGACTTGACCCTGTGGAATTGGCTTCTCGCCTTTGCAGGGTCAGGACTCGTAGGGTACGCTCTTAAACTCAAAGGAGCCCAATCGTGGGGGATCTTCCTCCTCGCTTGGATTCTCATCGGTATGCTCATGTACCGTATTTTCGGTGTTCAGCAGCCAGGCTACTACCTCGGTCTCCAGGATGATTCAAAATACCCAGACCTAAAGCATGGAATCGTCTCGCAGTAAAGAACATGGAGACAGAACGCAGTCGTAAGCGTGATTCGGCTCGCAAAAAGAGCGAGTTTTCAGTCTACTCTCAAAAGGCTGTACGGGCAAAGGAGTGTCTCCAACGGGCTTCGCCCGTTGTCGTTCAGAAGTCCAACGGCAGTGGAAGGGACAATGGACCCTACGGGCCCATTGGACAAAAATCGTGTGCTGCCCAGGTCAAGAATGCGACGAATCATAAAAAGAACATTCTCAAAACAAAGAATGACTCTTAATCGTCCCGGTCTCATCTTCAAGGCGGAGCCCGTGACTCGCGTGAGTTCTTCCCACTACGGCGCAAAGTACGAAGAGGTTCCCACACGGAACGAGACGTACGTTGTGTGCCAGGACGGAACGATTCAGGCGAGACATGACCCGCAGCGGTCTATCTTGTGGGATTTGGTCGAGGAGCAGGATGGGTGGTCGGACGGTCAGGGGAACCCACTGATGGTGGGGTTTGTAGGGTGGGAAGCGAGTCCGCCAGTAGGGCGGGAGACGGACTCGGTGAATGCGTACATCATCGAGTTTTCAGATGACGGCGAGCCTGAAGTTTCTTCTGGGTAATGTGTAATGGGTAACGCAACGAAACATTCTCCACCACGCATCTCGTCTCCCGCCCGTAACGTCCAGTCCGCCATCAACAGGATAAATTCTCGTTTGGTCCAGCTGAGAAAGAATGCGAAAAAACTCCAAAAGGCGCACAAAAATCTAGGCGAAATGTTTGGTAATAACTTTTATCAACAAAACATGATTCAGGTTAAAATGATGGAACGCAACGCCCAGAACCTTATGCGTGAAAAGAAGATGCTTGAGCGCAGTCGTCAGGAGTTGATTCGTTACCAACTTGCACATGGGTTTCCACGGGGCTAGACATTTACGTAAATCATTTCACGTTGGTTGAATGGAATGCCGTTGAAGTTTGTCGTCGCCGCCATAGTATATGCCCCCATGCGCTTCCACGTCAGCATGTCCCCCACCTTGAGTCCGCACGGCAGATTGATGCTTCGTGCGATAATGTCTGCGCCGTCGCACGTGCTTCCAAAGAGTGTGACGTTTTCAAGTTCGACAGAATCATCCAGCTCGGGCTCGGGCTCGGCGTGGTCCATCAGAATGCAGTTGAAAGCACCGTACAGGGACTCGTCGATGGTCACAGCTCCCTCCTTTACACCGATGACTGGTGTGTACAGCGTCGCCATGTCCTCTGCAAAAAACCGACCCGGCTCTGCGATAACCTCGTACTGGTCCAGTCCGGTTTCTTTCAGTGCGTCATTGATGTATTCAGCCGCCTCTTCGAGGTCCATGGCGGATGAAAACCCACCGCCGATATCTACGAGACGTGGGCTGAATCCGTACTCTTTGAGAACGTCGATTGCTCGCGCCGCTGTATAAATGGCGTCTGCGTACGCCCGAGCCGACCGCGCTCCTGAACCGACGTGGAAACTCACACCGACGATTCTGAGTCCCAGATCGCGGGCACGATCAAGGAGATTGTACCAATCGGATTCTCCAGCTCCGTATTTATTACCAAGGGTACATACTGCGGTTGGGTCGTCGGCGCGGATCCTGAGAACAAGTTCCATACCCGGAGCGTTCTGAGCCATTTTTTCAATTTCGCAAACCGAGTCGAACGTTGTCCGCGTAATCTCCTTTCGTGCAACGTACCGTATGTCGTCGGGTCGTTTGCAGGGGTTGGCGTAGATGATTTTCTCGTACCGATTTGGGTCGACTTCGAGCACGGCATCAACCTCTCGCGGACTTGCGCAGTCGAATCCGCATCCAAGCTCCGCCAACGTTCGAATGATGAGAGAGTCGGGGTTGCACTTGACGGCATAGTACGGGGTAACCTTGGGGAACAGGGAGTTCCAGGTTTTATACGCTGCTCGTACGACGTTGAGATCTATCACGTAGTGTGTGGTCATCAAGAAGCTCGAGCGCTCCTGGAGAAAAGTGACATTTTATTTTTAAGGCTGGACGGACAAGTCGCTCTGCGACTTGGACAACGGGCGAAGCCCGTTGGACTTGATCGCCGGGAACACAAGTCGCGGAGCGACTTGGGGATTAAGCCCACTCAACCGGGTCCCATATACCATGAATTGTCATTCCCAGTGGATACAACGGATCGATGGACCATTTTCCAGTGTGGCTCAGAATGTCGCACAGAACGTGAAACGCGTACACCTTTCGGTGTTGCTTAGGCACAATCATCAAAACCCAGAATGTATGAGGCACCTTGTAAAACAAGTCGTACATCATCCAGTTCTTTTTGACAGACCAAGGCACGTTTCCTGGTGTCAGAAACGTCGCCATCGGTAAATCCGGAGCGATGGACCACCACGTCCATGTTCCAAAGTACAGACGCGTCACGAGAAGGTGACCAATCCATAACATAAAAAGGCGATGCATTTAAATTCCAAGATGGATCGCGTATTTCTACTCGACCGCTCCGGTTCTATGGAGTCTTGCTGCCAGGATACCATTGACGGATTCAATTCGTTCATCGAGTCTCAGAAGCAGTTTGGTGGGACGATGACTCTGTGCCTCTTTGACGACAAGTTCGAGACGGTGTATGAGAAGATGGCGATCGAGGATGTTCCGTTGCTCAACGATGACACGTTCGTACCACGTGGCGGTACGTCACTTCTAGACGCCATGGGACAGGTGCTCAAGATGGACCTGTCCGATGACGCGATGATCATCATTCTGACGGATGGGGAGGAGAATTCGTCGCGGACGTACACGTCAGCCCACGTCAAGGATCTGGTCAACCTCAAGCCGTGGAAGTTTGTCTACCTCGGGGCGAACCAGGATGCTGTGCTCACCGCGACAAACCTCGGCATCAGAACGTCGATCGGCTACGACACTGCAAATACACCAGATGTGTTCCGGGCTCTGAGCCAGACGGTGACTAATTATTCACAGGACCCTTCACTGGGTTTGATGTTCTAGTCGTCAGAGAGGCTAAGCCTCTCTGTTCGCTGCGAAGCCGGCAGGGCTAGACCTATTGAGTTCATACTTGGACAAAAGCTCCATCTTCTCCTCGTACTCGCGAACTTCACCCTTGCCAGTCACTTCACCGCGTAGCTCTGGGCCTGACAGAGTCACAGCGTCGATGACAAAATCCTTGAACGCCTCGCATGCCAGTGGTACGATGGGCTGGATGAGCTCCCAAATCTGACGCGCAGGCTCTTGAATCTCAGACTGTGCGTGAGAGTCCATACGTAGACGTAAAAAATGAAGCAGGTTGTGTAGGTTCTGTTTCCATATGAACTCAGTCATTGTCCCGAGTGGGAGATGGACACGCGCCTCTTCACGAGAAACCCCATCTGAAATCA